ATAATTCCAGCGTTGCGCTGTACTGCCAGTATTTTGGCGCGACCAGCGTCGGCCCTTCGTAAATATCCACGAACCTGGCTTTATAGGGCTTTACCCCGATGGGAGTCTGGAGTTTCAGATAGAACCATGACTGACCATCTTTAAGCGCATCCCTGAAAAAAGCCTCAAATACCTGCGCCAGCGCATCAGTCTTAAAAATCCATTTAACTGATGCCTGGGTCGGTGTTGAAGTGTATCGCCTCCGCTGCTGAGCGCGACCGGACGTCATTTCCGTTCGCAGTATCGGTGATATGGGCTTAAAACCGTACCCATCCATCAGCGGCATAGGCAGGTATTCATCCGGATAGATAATATCCGCCATTAACTTTACCTCCGGGCAGGTCTATCGTGGTTTTTTAGGCTGAAGGTTGGTGTAAAGTGCTCTACCGAAAGCATTTTGAGGATTGTTTACGTCGCTCGTCAGTTCAGATTTTATCTGTTTAGCCAGGCGGCGGCCGTGGACATCCAATGTCTGCATCATCACATCATCCGGTTTACCAGTGAGGTGGTAATTGACGTTGATGTCACCAGTTGAAAGAAGTTGTCTTTCCTGCTGCTGCCTCGCGGCGTTCTGTACCGCCGGCGATTCCCGCCCTACAGCTTTAACCCCCAGCGAACCATCAGCGCCACGGGTCAGCGGCATAATTGCTTCCGGACCAGCTTCACCAAACACGCCCGCTCCTTTCGCAAAGGCAAAATACTGCGGAGTGCTGTAAACGCCGCCGCTGTATGCAGAAAGTGAAGGCGAATCGTAGACACCACCGAGGGCATTAAAGGCAAAAGACGATCCGAAGCTTTGCAGCGCAGCTCCACTTGCTCCACCAAAAAGACTACCGAACATCCCACTAGCACCACCGCCGAACGACGCCATAATCGCTTTGGTGATTAACGCCTGTGTTGCCATCTGGATCAGCGTCTTAATCACCGTTTCACCCAGAGAGCTGAAGATATTCGACATCCCATCTTTGAACGAAGTCGCACCAGTCAGGACACTGGTCAGGTTGTTGGAAATGGAGTTCGTGGATATTTACGAAGGGCCGACGCTGGTCGCGCCAAAATACTGGCAGTACAGCGCAACGCTGGAATTATGGGAACGACCGTTACCGCCGGTTGGATGGGGAAATTACCCGGAATGGCTCGCTGGTCAGTCGTTACTGGATATTGCGCTAAACAAAGAGTGGCCGAAGCATGACAATTCTTGAGCGGCTATATGCCAGCAGCGGTTCGGAGGTTATCCACGACACGCTGCAGATATCGGCTGGCGATGATAACTACTGGTTAACCAGCGGCTGGGATGACGTTTCCGTAACGCTGGAAAATGGTCAGACGGCGACGTTTGAAGCCTGCGCGATAGAAATTGCACTGCCAGCGCGAAATGCGGACGGAACGCAGGATCTGAAATTCGCCCTGAGTAATATTGACGGTGTCGTTTCTGGAGCCATCGATAAAGTTCTGGATGAAATGAAATCAGCCACGCTGACATTCCGGCGGTACATTTCATCCGATCTGTCTGCCCCGGCATCATCACCGTATACGCTCGATATTAAATCCGGCTCCTGGACCCCGACAGCAGTACAGGTCACGGCAGGCTATATGAATATCCTCAAAACAGCCTGGCCCCGTAAACGTTACAACCTCGCCGAGCATCCGGGCTTACGTTACTAACCTGAGGCAAATATGTTTAATCCTGATAAATACCGTTCTGTTAAATGGCAGAAGGGCGGTAGAGCCTACCCGCTACTCGACTGCTTCGGCATTGTGAATGAAATACGCAGCGACCTGGGGCTACCTGAATGGCCGGATTTTGCAGGTGTGACCAAAGACGGCGGGGGCCTCGACCGGGAGGCGAGAAAGCTGATGCTTTCGCTGAAGCGTTGTGACCCCTGTGAAGGTGCCGGAGTGGCCTGCTATTCGGGCTCAACAGTTTCACATGTCGGGATCGTTGTGATGCTCGATAACCAGCTGCAGGTCGCGGAATGTAATCCAGGCTCGGGGGTTACGTTTCTGCCACTGGCGCGATTTATCCGCCGCTTTAACCGCGTGGAGTTCTGGCAATGACGATAAAGTTTTATCCGTCCCGGCTGCCGGGTGAACCCCTTGAGACGCACGAACATGGCGCGATGACCCTGCATGAGTGGATGGCCAGGAATGTCCCGAGCTACTCGCAGGACAGAAAGCATCCTGTTGTGGTCGAACTGGACGGCCGGGCTGTTCCACCTGCGGAATGGCCACTATGTTTGCTGCGGCCAGACAGCGATGTGCGGATTTACCCGATCCCGTATGGGACCGGCCTGGAAATCGCCGTGTGGGTATCGGTTGCCGTATCTATTGCCTCTACGGCCTATGCGCTGTTTTTCGCCCCGAAACCAGAGCTGGGCGGGTTTTCGTCAGGCAATTCAGCATCACTGGACCTGAACCCGGCAAAAGCGAATACAGCTAAGCTTGGCGATCCTGTTCGTGAGGTATTCGGAAGAAACAGAATTTATCCGGATTACCTGGTGCAGCCGGTCACTCGCTTTGACCCCAATGATCCCACCCGGATGACGGTCGAAATGTTTGTGTGCCTCGGGTATGGACGTTTCTCTTATACCGGCGGTGATTTTCGGGTGGGTGAAACTCCTGCTCTGCCGTTAGGCGATGGCTTTTCTTATACCAGCTATGGTCCGGGCGATAACGTGGCGGGGGACCGTCGCAGCGAGGTCTGGTTCAACAGTACAGAAGTTGGCGGGACATCAAGCGGGTCAGGTCTGGATATGGCTCAGACTGCCCCTGAAGCCAGTGATATCGTTGCTGATGCCATGACCGTCAGCGGCGCCTCAGTCTCGTTTTCAGGTCTCGATGTCGACGATGACAACGATGATGATGAAGATGAGAACAAGCTGCCTCCTGGCTGGATTGAGGGTGCAATTGTCACTCTGAAAGCGCCGGTGAATTATCAGGTATCGATTGAGGATGGTTTTAACGTTCTGACAGGTGACGCCGTCGAAGAAGTGGCGCCATATAATGGTATGCCTGTAACGCTGACGTTTAGCGGTACCGATTATGATCTGCAGATTGCCACGTATACCCCTCACCAGGACGCCGTTCCGGGAACGGGTGGATCGACTGCAGCATTGCGCGCCAGTGCGTCGCCAGCCACGTATGATTTTACGACAACCAGCCAGACGTTTGCTCTGACCTGGCAGGGCGTCACCTATACCCTGTCCCTGGTTGCTGACTACGGCACAATGTCCGGTTTGCTGGCGGCGATTAACAGCGGGCTCACCGGATCGGGGTTGATTGCTCAGGATGACGGCGGCGTGATTCGTATCGTGGAAATCTCCAGCCCGTGGCGTGGCGGTTCCATTACGTCATCATTCCTGCCCGCGTCAGTTTTTGGCGACAGCCCTGTGTTTACTTCCGGTACAGCATCCAGTGGCGGAAGCCCGGCGGTCACAGCGAGTGTCAGGCTGGCATATGATTCCGGTACCGCATTTTCTGGCCTGCCGGACGGCACGCAGCGGATTTCCCTGGCTCACCGTGGCAACGAATACCAGATAGCATCGACTGACGGACCGTCTGCGACCGTACAGAGAGTGGTTAATGGTGTCGTTGATAATACCTGGGCAGGTTTCCTCACCCGTACCGTCGTGGATTTTGCCGCGTCTGGTATTAACGATAATGAAACATGGCTCGGCCCCTTTCTGGCTTCCCCGCAAAATGAAGTTGTGGACGCCTTCGAGGTCAACTTTGCTTTCCCAAACGGAATTTGCGGATTTCAGAACAACGGGAATAAGCGGGTTCGCCATGTCGAGTATGAAATCCAGTACCGCGTATATGGTTCCGGATCAGGGTGGACGAGTAAGCGGGGGGTGTACGCGCTTAAAAACGTTAATGGCCTCGGTTTTACAGAGCGTTTTGATCTGTCTTCTCCCGGGCTGGTGGAGGTTCGATGCCGCCGCCGCAACGAGCAGGGGAGCAACAACGCGAGAGACAGCATGTTCTGGCAGGCGCTCAGAGGTCGTTTGCTTTCCCGTCCGACCTCCTACGCAGGGATATCAACAATAGGGATCACGGTTGAAACCGGCGGCCAGCTGGCGGCGCAGTCAGACAAGCGTGTGAGTGTTGTCGCGACGCGAAACTATGATGGCGGTGGTGACAGGACAATCAGCGGGGCATTCCTGCATCTGGCCCGCAGTCTGGGTTATCGCGACGACCAGATCGACATTTCCACAATTAACATGCTTGAGGCTAACTACTGGACGCCACGAGGCGAGTATTTTGACCATCAGGCAAGCAGTGACAGCACGTCCGCAAAGGATATTTTCGATAAGATTGCTGAAGCAGGCATGGGGTATTTTCTGCTGTCTGACGGCTTACTTTCCGTCGGGCGTGAAGGGGTCAAAAGCTGGACCGGAATCATCACCCCCCAGGATACTGTCGAGGAAATGCAGACATCATTCAGGGTGCCTTCGGAGGACGATTTTGATGGCGTGGATGTGAAATACATCAATCCCGTTACCTGGGCGGAGGAGACCGTACAGTGCCGGACGCCTGAAAATCCGTTCCCCCGGAAAACGGAGGCTTACACCATCGATGTCGTCATGACTGCGGATCGTGCCTGGCGTATCGGGATGCGCCGGTTAATGAAATATCTCCATCAACGCCGGACGTATACGGCTACAACAGCAATGCTGGGATGGTGCCATGATTTTGGTGACCACATCATTTTGTCAGATGATATTCGAACCGGGAAAACCCAAAGTTGCCTGATTGACGCAATGACATACGACTTTCAGGAAATAACGCTACATGTCACCGAGCCTCTGGACTG